GAGATGGGTCTCGGTAAAACTCCGATGACCATTGCAGCTCTTGAAGAGTTGCGTGAGCAGAACTACGTGTCTAACACTGTGTTAATACTTTGCCTCGCCAGTTTGAAATATCAGTGGCAGAAGGAGGTGGCGAAGTTCACAGACCAGAAAACACTAGTTATTGACGGTACTCCTAAGCAGCGAAAAGAACAGTACGACAAAGTAGCAGACCACAGCTATGTAGTCATGAATTATGAGCAGGTGGTAAATGACTGGGAGATTATTAAAACTAAAAAGTTTGATGCTGTCGTTTGTGACGAAGCGACCGCCATCAAAGGCTTCAGGGCGAAGCGAGCTAAAAAGGTCAAAGAGCTTGCTAAGACTGTAGCTGTTAAGTATGCCTTAACAGGCACCCCCATAGAGAATGGCAGGCCCGAAGAAATCTACAGCATTATGCAGTTTGTAGATACCACGGTACTGGGACGCTTTGATTTATTTGATAAAGCATTTATTGTTCGCAATCACTGGGGAGGCGTAGACCGCTACAGAAACCTAGACGTGCTTCACCGCACCCTGTCTAAGTGCTCTGTGCGTAAGTCTCAAAAAGACGAAGATGTAAAGCCGTATCTACCAGACGCTATTTATCGTGAACCAATCTTGGTGCAGTTGGACAGCAAAGCACAAAAGATTTACAACTACATTTCCGCAGACCTAATGCAGTTATTGTTAGATGCTAGAGAGTCGTTTGGTTCGTCGTTTAACTTGGCAGCTCACTATGGTCAGTTTTCTATGGATGACCCCGCAAACGAACTCCGTGGACAAATCATGTCTCGTATTACTGCGATGAGGATGCTGTGTTCCAGCCCTATTCTGTTAAAACTAAGCAGTGAACTATTTGACCAACATCTTGGAGGCAGTGCTTACGTCAATTCTTTGAAAGAATACTTGGCTCCCCTACTAAAGACCCCTAAACTAGATGTAGCAGTTAAATACTTAAAAGACCATTTAGAAATCGACCCCAGCTATAAAGCGGTTGTCTTTTCTTCTTACCTAGGCAGCGTGCGAGAACTATCCCAAGCACTTGATAAGGTTGGCGTAAAAGCAGTTGAGTACACGGGCAAGATGAACGCACAGGAGAAAGAGAATGCAAAAGTCCAGTTCCAAACCGAGGAAGACACCCGTGTTTTGGTCTCTAGTGACGCTGGTGGTTATGGTGTCGACCTTCCACAAGCGAATCTATTACTTAATTACGACCAGCCTTGGTCTTCTGGTCTCAGCGTTCAACGTAACGGTAGGATTAATAGGGCGTCGTCTACATGGCCGTCGATAACCATTCAAGACATTCTTATGCAAAACTCTATTGAACAACGTCAGTACGATATGCTAAAACAGAAAGGAAATGTCGCAGGGGCGGTATTAGATGGAGTTAACATCAATGCCAAAGGCGGTGTTGACCTTACAGTAGGAAGTCTCATAGACTTTCTTACAGATAGATTAATCTAGGAGGAAATATGGCACGAGTAGCACCAGAAGAACCACGTGAGTTCTACGACCCAGATGACTTTGATAGTCAAGTCCGAGAGTTTGTTCGAATCAAAGAAACAATCGACTCGTTAGATAAGCGCCAGAAAGAACTTCGAGACAAGTTAATGGCGGTACTCGATGAAGATGGCTACGAAGACGAGAAGGGCAACATTCTCTATGAGTTTGACACCCCAGTAGATGGCGTTGTCCGACTAGAAAAGCAGCGCCGAGCATCTCGCAAGCTTGATGAAGAAAAAGCTGAAGAAATTATTGAAGCCAAGGGCATCGGAGAAGATGTCTATAAGATGGTGCGTGTTGTCGACGAAGATGCTCTGATGGCGTCGTATTATGATGGCAAGGTAACTGAAGAGGAACTAGACGAGATGTTCCCCGTATCTGTTATCTGGGCACTGAGGACACCTAAGAAGTAATATGCCAGGAATGCGCAGTGAGGAAGAAATCCTCAAAGCATTTGAGGGGCTAGATACTGCCCCAGGTTCACGCCACGCACGGCGTGAGCCTACTGAGCGTTCCGAAAAACAGCGTAAGAAAGCTTTCGGAGAATCAAACGGTTGGGATGAAAATCCCATCGTTAAAACTCTGAATGGAGAGGAAGTAGAACTCTTCACTATTAGTGCGCTAGCACAGGCACTAGAAAAGAAGATTGTTACTATCCGTCTCTGGGAGAAAAACGGGTACATTCCCGTTGCTCCCTACCGCCTCCGCTCCAAACAAATCAACGGTAAGAAAGTAAACGGCAACCGTGTATATACACGTGAGCTAATTGAAATTACTCTTGAAGAGTTTGACCGTCGTGGACTTATTGGGTCTGCACGTGTAGAGTGGGGACAGCTTCGTGATTTGACCTACACCTTGGTGGAGAGATGGTCACAAGCTACCAAACAAAATCGAGAGTCATAAGACCTCACATCCATATGAGAGCGCAAGCCTCAAGAAAGAAATCATGACAATACAAAATCCAGCAGTCGCAGCTAGCGACTACGAAAACGACCTCTACATTGAGGACACCCCAGACGCTCCAGCAGCTCACGGAACCACCGTGCAGGCAGGCTGGGACGCTGCAACCGATGTACTCGCCCCGAAGAAGTCTGGTGATTACCCAACCGACTTCCGTTTCTCGGAGGAGCTACAGCTTGTTCGTTTCCTAGATAACGAGCCATTTGCCGTATACGAACAGCACTGGGTTGAAAAAGAGGGCAAGAAGTCATACGTGGCTCTTGGAGATGATGACCCACTAACTGTGATTGCAGGCTTGAAGCCACGACCAAAGTTTGCTTTCAATATCCTTGCTATTTCTGGCGACCAGCCAGAGGTGCAGGTACTGACTGCCCCAACCAGCCTTGCCCGTATGCTCCGTGCAGCTAACGACGACCCACGTCGTGGTCCGCTTACGAAGTACTACTGGGCAGTATCCCGTTCAGGCATGGGACCTTCAACCACGTTCACTCTTGACCGTGTGAAGCCCACTGACTTGGAAGAGGAGTGGAACCTAAACCATGAGACTATTGAGGAGGTCGCTAAGAACGCCCCCCGATACGACTCCTCCATTATCAAGGTTGCTTCTTATGAGGAGCACCAGCAGATTGCCAGACAGCTAGTCTCAGTCGGATAGTTCCACACACCGAGGGGGCCGTAACACATCTCCATAGTATCCTCCGTTACGGCCCTCTCTTTTATCTAGGGGCATGATGAACATCATTACAACAGCAGAACAACTGCAAGAATTTGTTGACTATTACTCAGGTGTAGATGCGTTTGCTTTTGACGTAGAGACAATTGGAAAGCACCGAGGACATCCTGTATTAAATGACGTTGCGTGGATATCTTTCGCAACAGAGGGTCGCATTGATGTTATTCCAATGGGCCACCCAAATGGAGATTTTGAGTTTTACACCAAACCACTGCTAAAAGCAGGTCAAGAGCGGATTTCAAAAGGCAAGGCTTTAACAGACGCACACTTTTCAAAGAACAAAGAGCGGTGGATACCGCAGTTCAGTGACCCACCAAAACAACTGTTGCCTGCCACAGTTTTCTCAGCAATCAAGCCCCTGATGTTTAGCAATAAACTGAAGATAGGGCACAATGTCAAGTTTGACTTAAAGTCAATTGCAAAGTATTACAGGGGCGCAGTGCCCCCAAAGCCTTATTTTGACACTTTGATGGCGGGGTTTATTAGTAACAACCTAAACCGCAATCAACTTAACCTAAAAGACTCTGTAAAGCGTGAGCTTGGAATTGAGATTGAAAAGGGAGTCGGAGAAGACATTTCCCAACATTCATTTGGTGATGTAGCCAAGTACTCAGGTATTGACGCAGACGTAACATGGAAGTTATACAAGGCATTAGACGCCAAGCTAGACCCTTCGCTTCAAAAGGTGTGGAGGTTAGAGATGGATGTTCTTGGCGCATTGTGTGACATGGAGCTAACTGGAGCACCGATAGATGAAGCCCAGCTAGACGTGTTGGCAGAGCAAATTAGCGAAGGACTGGAGTCTGCCAAAGCTAAAGCCTTTAAAGAGGCTGGCGTAGCGTTTGCGATTAACTCCGTGCAAGAAAAGCAGAGGCTGCTTTTTGCTCCCAACGATACCCGTAAGCCAAGACTAAAACCAAACCTTAAGTTTAGAAATGCCCTTACAACTAAGGGTAAAGAACTTTTAAAGGCAGGTAAGGACATTGACTACAGCGTGTTTTCTGTCAGTGCAGACGCCCTAGAGCCCTTCCGAGGCAAGGACGCACTAGTAGATGCTTTGTTGGAGTATCAAGACCTAAATAAGCTTATGACTACATACGTAACCCCCTACAAGGGCGGAGATGTAGTGCGTGAAACAAACGGTAAGCAGAGAATCGTTCAGAAAGACAGCCTATTAATTAATGGTCGTGTACACACAAAGTTCAATGCACATGGTGCAGACACTGGGCGGTTTAGTTCTAGCGAACCAAACTTGCAAAACATCCCCAGCTCAGGCGAGTACGGCAAGTTAGTACGCAACTTATTTATTGCCCCTCCAGGGCACAAGCTAGTTGTTGCTGATTATTCACAGATTGAACCACGAATCATCGCAGCCTTTTCCCGTGACCCACGGTTGGTAAACAACTATTTAACTGGAGGAGACATCTATACAACTATCGGTGACACCATGAAGGTGGAGCGTAAGGTTGGAAAAATGCTCGTACTAGCCATTTCCTACGGTGTTGGACCAGACAAGATTGCTTCTTCTATCGGATGCACCATGAAAGAAGCACAGGACTTGATGAATAGATTTGAATCCGAGTTCTCTTCTATTAAGAAATACAAAGCAAGCGTTATTCGCAGAGCCAAAGACCAAAAGCCAATTCCATATGCAACCACTATTTTTGGTCGTCGTCGATACTTGCCCGAATTAAAGAGTAAAGAGTATTACTTATCGGCACGTGCAGAGCGTCAAGCTTTTAACACGGTTATTCAGGGTTCTGCAGCAGACATAATGAAATTAGCATTAGTGCGTGCCCACTCCTGCTTTATCAATGAACCTAGTGTTAATCTAATCCTCACAGTTCATGACGAACTTGTCACTGTGACACCTATCGAGAAAGTTGACGACGTGGTAGAAGCAATCCGCACTTCAATGGAGGACATTCAACTTAAGCAGTTGATTGTTCCTCTGGTTGCTGACATTCACGTTGTGGACAAGTGGGGAGAAGCCAAGTAGTGTTTTGGAAGCGACGCAAAGATGTAGACCTCTCAATGGCAGTGATTACCGCACGACTTCGTGGGTTTATTCTCGACTCTCAGATAAACAATGCTCACGAAATTAGCGTCATTCTAGGATGTGCACTTACTAGCGAAGAAGTTGCTGAGAAAGAAGAAGAAGAGAGTGAAAAGAGAATAGATAAAGTTTCTTATTTATTTCCTTTAATTTACGCTCACGCACATGCTTTGGCTGAAGGAGCCACCACTTTTCAACGCAGCAATGTTCCAGAGCACCCTGAAGTTCCTAACATTCCAGAAGAGGTGTGGACTGAATCCCGAAAGCTCATGGAACAAGTAGCCGTATCTGCCTTAGTCGGAAGTATTTCTCAGTTAGTTGATATGGGGCTGTTGGCAGTCCCCAAACCTAGAAGGAGACGCTTTGGGTTATAGCGAAGACTGGTGGGCCAAGAAGCTTGCCAACCAAAACACGACACCACGAGACATTCCTCAGGCACCGCCGTCACAGCAACCTATGACGCAATTTAATCAGCCTGCACCAACTAATGACCCTGCTGCTAAAGCCCAGAGTTCAAAGCTAACTGATGCTTGCCCAGACTGCGGTTCTGCAAATTACTTTGGAGTTCAGGGGTCACGACCTAGATGTTACGAGTGCGGATACCCTATGGAGCAATCTGGTAGCAGATACGGGGCACTTACGGGCGCTAATGTTGAGGGAGACACTAAGTCTGCACAAGGCAATGACACTAGAAACAACTATAATCCACAAGAAGTGATTGGAAGAATAGATGGATAACACAATGTTTCGCACTATCCCATTAGAAACGGCAATGGAGTACCACACGTTTGCTGCCGAGCGTGGCAGGAATGCAGGAAAGATTGAAGAGCACAAGCGAATTATGGACCTTCTAAAAAAGAAGGGTATGTATGACGCAATTATGGTGATAAA